AATTGAAAAGGGAGCAAAAGCACCTGCTGATTCCGAGAGTGAAACGCAGATTGAGATTGTTGATGATCGGAATGAGGAAGATCAGCGTCCAGCTAAAGCAAAGGCATCAGAGGACGAACCAGATGATGATGAATTGTCTGGTTATAGTGAGAAAGTTCAGAAGCGAATCAACAAACTAAAGTATGAGCAGCACGAAGAGCGCAGGCAAAAAGAAGCTGCTGAAAAGGTTCGTGATGAAGCGGTTGCTATAACGCAACAACTGCACAGCAGAAATCAGGAAATGGAATCTGTGATTTCTCGTGGTGAGTCTGCTCTTGTTGCACAGATTAAGCAAAAAGCAGCCCTTGCCTTGCAAAGTGCGAAGGATTCGTATAAAAAGGCTTATGAAGAAGGCAATACGGATGCTGTTGTTTCATCTCAGGAAGCCTTGAACAAAGCCCAAGCCGAAATGGCAGAGGCTGAAAAGTATGAGAGAAATCTAGCGGTACAGGCTGCAAGACCTCAAGTTCAGCAACCTGCCCCGCAACAGCCACCACCGCCTCCGCAGGTTGATCCAGAGGCAAAGGCATGGGCTGACAAGAACACTTGGTTTATGGATCCGTCACATAGACGTATGACCGCAACCGCATATGGGTTGCATGAAGAAGCCGTCTTGGACAGGAAGATTAAACCGAATACGCCAGATTACTTTGAGTTTATAGACTCAGGTATGAGAGAGGCGTATCCTAAATTTGGATGGCAGGATAGCGATTTTGATGGGCTTACCGCGACTTCGACTGCCAACCAACGCTCCACGGTAGTGGCACCAAGTAATAGAAATAATGGTGCAAAACCGCGCACATGGAAGTTAAAGCCCTCTCAGGTCTCTCTCGCCAAGAAACTTGGGATTACTAACGAACAGTATGCCAGACAGTTCTACAAGGAGAACTTGAGATGACTGAAGAGCGCAAACCCAGAAATAAACAATCGCGTCAAGAGGAAGCAAGACCTAACGACTCATGGGTTCCAGCCTCTATTTTGCCTGATCCAGATCCCGTTCCGGGGTGGACGTTCAGGTGGATTAGGACTAGCACCCTTGGAGAACCAGACAATACCCACGTTTCCAGAATGTTTAGGGAAGGTTGGGTAGCTTGCAAAAAAGCAGACCACCCCGAAATGCTTATGGATTCGGACGTTGGTTCCCGCTTTACGGAAGGTCTGGAGGTTGGTGGCTTGTTGCTTTGTAAAATGCCAGACGAGAAAGTGGCAGCAAGAACAGAGCATTTCCATAAAATTGCACAGAATCAAATGGATTCCGTGGATAACAATTACTTGCGCGAGAATGATCCAAGAATGCCGCTCATGAAACCAGAGCGGAGTTCAAGGACAACTTTTGGCAGGAGTTAACTATTTAATGGTAAGCTCCTAATCTAAGACTTGTAACTAAAGGAGGCCACACATGGCTACCACTGCAACCCCTATGGGAGCAGAACCAGTTGACACTCTTAGTGCGAGCGGCTCTTTTACAGGAAAAGTTCGACACATAAAGATTGCAAACGCTTACGGAACCGCTATTTTTTATGGCGATTTTGTTAAGATTGTTGCCGCTGGAACTGTAGAAAAAGCGGCTGTGACAACATCAGTTGTTGCTGGCACAGTTGGCATTTTCATGGGATGTTCGTACACTGATCCCAACACTAACCAGTTGACATTTAACCAGCAATTCATAGCGTCTACTGCCGCTGATGATATTATGGCTTATGTCTGCGATGATCCTAAGTTGTTATTCCGTATGCAGGGTGACGAAGCTATAGCCCAAACTGGGCTTGGCAACAACGTCTCTGCGGTTAACACAGCAGGATCAACCTCAATCGGTCGAAGCAAGAATGCCTTAGATGGTGGTTCAATTGCTACGACTAACACTCTTCCGCTTCGTGTAGTTGACTTTGTGGACGGCCCAAGCAGTGCTGTTGGTGATGCTTTCACCGACTGTATTGTGACGTATCTGCCGCTCAGTCATGCTTACGAAACTAAACTTGGCGTATAAGGAGCTATAAGATATGGCTATTTCAAGAGCGCAAATGCTTAAAGAACTCCTTCCGGGTCTTAACGCCCTTTTTGGTTTGGAGTATGAAAAGTACGAGGACGAACACACTCTCATTTATGAAACAGAGAGTTCTGATCGTTCATTTGAAGAGGAAGTCAAGCTAAGTGGTTTTGCCGCTGCACCAGTGAAAAACGAAGGTTCTGCAATCTCTTACGATTCAGCGCAAGAGTCTTTCACCGCAAGGTACAATCACGAAACAATAGCGATGGGTTTTGCTATAACTGAAGAAGCGATGGAAGATAATCTCTATGATTCGCTCTCTGCACGTTATACCAAGGCACTTGCCCGTGCTATGGCTTATACCAAGCAAGTAAAAGCTGTGTTTCCTCTAAACAACGGCTTCACTAATGCCTACCAGACTGGTGACGGGGTTAACTTGTTCACTGCATCTGGCGATGGTGTTACTGGTGGAGACGGTCATCCATTGGTTAATGGCGGTAAGAACAGCAACCGTCCTGCAACTGCGGCTGACCTGAACGAGACATCTCTGGAGAATGCAATCATTGAGATTGCAGCCTACACTGATGAGCGTGGCCTGCTTATCGCAGCGCGACCAACTCGCTTAGTTGTTCCACCTAACCTGATGTTTACTGCTGACCGTCTGTTGCAAACAACGCAACGTGTCGGAACAGCCGATAACGACATCAATGCTATCCGTAATATGGGTGCGATTCCAGAAGGTTACTCTGTCAATCACTATCTGACTGACACTAACGCTTTCTTCCTTCTCACTGATATACCTAACGGTATGAAGCATTTTGAAAGAACGGCTCTAGAGACCAGCATGGACGGTGACTTTGACACTGGAAATGTTCGGTACAAGGCGCGAGAGCGTTACTCTTTCGGGGTCTCCGATCCCTTGGGCATTTACGGTTCGCCCGGAGCATAACCGTTTCACGGAAGGGGGAGCTTTGCTCCCCTTTTCCTTATTCCTGACTGCTTAACAATAGCAGACGAACCCAGACAGGGAGAACCACATGGGTAACACTACATTTACTGGAGCGGTACGCTCCGAAAGTACTTTCAAAACAGTTAGCAAAAACACCAGTACAGGTGCTATTACAGAGGTGATCACTGTCGGTGACGGCCCTATTAGTCTTGCTGACTCCAACGTCACTCTTACCAATGCCACGCATAGCGGAAGAATTCTTCTTGTTCCAGATGGTGGTCAGGACAACACCTACACCTTACCTGCACCCATAGCAGGGTCGATGTTCAGGTTTGTTTATGCAGGTGGAGCGGCTGATGCAACTGACGCACTCATTATCACCCCCGGAAATACCAATTTTTATATTGGCGGCGTAACATTCCTTGATACTGACAACGAAGTAAGCGCAGTGTTTTCTGATGGAAACTCGAATAGTTCTATACAGATCAATGTACCTGCTGGCTTTGATGTGACTATTATGGGTCTGAACACCACTAATTATCAGATATTTGGTAGTGTGACGGGTGCAACAGCACCAGCGTTTGCTGATCAGTAAATTCACATGAGGAGGCTGGCCTTGGTCAGCCGTCCCAATTATTACAGTGAGGAAGGTTAAATGGCTGATGCAGTTTCAACACAGACGATAGATGACGGCCCACAGTTTGCTGTCTTTAAATTTACAAATGTGAGTGATGGTTCAGGAGAAGCTGCGGTTAAGAAGATCGACGTTTCTGCTTTGAATTCTAATCCTGTTACAAAGAAGGCTTGTACATCTGTAACGATACAGGAAATCTGGTACAGCACAGCAGGCATGAGTGTCAGGATTGATTTCGATGCCAGCACAAATGTTCTGGCTTGGCTCTGTATTGCAGATTACGCTGACTCGATTGACTTTTCAGAGTTCTCTGGGATACCTAACAACGCAGGAAGCGGTGTGACAGGTGATATTGACTTCACCACCATAGGTCACAGTAACGGTGATATTTACACTATCTGCATGAAAGTTATCAAGCATTATGGCTAGAAACTATAAAGCTGAGTATGAGAATTATCATTCAAAGCCGAAGCAGAAAAAACGTCGAGCTAACCGTAATGCTGCTAGAGACATTATGGAAAAGAAAGGTCTTGTTAAGAAAGGTGATAAGAAGGACGTAGATCACAAGGACAGGAACACAAAGAATAACAAGACAACTAATTTGCGTGTAACATCACAGACAAAGAACAGGTCTAGAAATGGCACAAAAAAAGTCCAGAGCAAAGCCCAAAGCAAAGCCAAAAGCAAAGTCCAAGGCAAAGCCAAAAGCAAAGTCTCGCGTAAACGAGGCAGGTAACTACACCAAGCCAGAGATGCGTAAGCGACAGTTTAATCGCATCAAGGCTGGCAGTAAGGGTGGAAAGCCCGGTCAATGGTCTGCCCGTAAAGCACAGATGCTGGCTAAGGCTTACAAAGATGCAGGTGGTGGGTATAAATAGATATGCATCCTATTTACAGCAAAATGTACTATAAACCTCTACCAGATTACATTGAGATAGGAAAAAGCAAAATAGAAGGGTTTGGTCTTTTTGCTGCTCAAGACATAGAAAAAGATATTGATATAGGAATGTCTCACATCAAAGTTCCTATTATACAAGGTTATGTAAGAACCCCTATTGGTGGGTTTCTAAATCATGCAGATGATTTTAATTGTGAATTGTCGCTAGAGTTTGATTGGGATGACTATCGGACTTACCATGTTTATACGGTCAATAAGGTTTGCAAAGGCGAAGAACTTACATTGAATTATTATGTGGATGAGTTGAACTATGGTGTTTAAATAATCATGACGCTCAAAAAATCCCAGAAGTCCTTAAAAAAATGGACAAAAGAAAAATGGGGAACCAAGTCAGGCAAGCCGTCTACACAGGGCAAAAAGGCCACAGGTGAGCGGTATCTTCCAAAAGCAGCAAGGGATGCGCTAACAGACAAAGAGTATGCCGCTACGTCAAGAAAGAAAAGAAAAGACACAAAAAAAGGTAAGCAGCACAGCAAGCAGCCTAAGAAGATAGCCAAAAAGACAGCGAGGCATCGTAAATGAGTTTAACCGATGCGGAAAAAAACAGACTTAAAAAGGCGGGTTTGACAGGTCTTAACAAACCCAAAAAAACGCCTAGCCATAAAACCAAGAAAGCGGTTGTGGCAGTTCGTGATAAAGGCAAAGTCAAGCTAATACGTTTTGGTGACCAGAAGATGGGTCACAACTACTCCAAGGAAGCTAGAAAGAGCTTCAAGGCTAGACACGCGAAGAACATTAAAAAGGGGCCGACAAGCGCAGCTTATTGGGCAAACAAGGTTTTCTG